GAATAGGCTTTCCACCGTGTTTGTCGACCATATCCCGTAAGAATAGGTTGTAAGCTTTCTGCATGTTACCATCGCACGAACATTCGTTCGGCTGGATAGGATGAAAACCTCCCGTTTTCTTGTCAAAATCGTGGGTTAAATCCGTGGGATGAAACTCAGTGTATAGTTTATCGCCAAATAGCTCTACGTATGCTCGATACCATTCCTCTGCACCCTTGCGATCTCCCTCCATGATACACTTACCCATGGGGGAAGCGATGCATCCCGTGCCAAATCTGAGCCCCTCAGAATACTCTGAGATCATCTCGTAGGTAACACGGGGTTTAACTGAACCAAAATAGTTTACAGTATCGTTGTAAGCCAGTGAAGATAACTTCATCAGGTTAAAATAGCCCTTCGTCGATGTCGCCCATGTCGTGATATGGTAATGTCCCTTGTCTTCTTTGTTAAGCTTAACATATAGCTCAACACCCGGAATACCAATCACTGCATCTTCCGAAAAAGATGTCTTGTTGTCTTTATTATATTTCTTGATGAGATCTTTGAACCTAACAGCATGAAACAACGATACAGCTGATCCATGGTCCGTGATCGCCAAACCAGGACATCCGTTCTTTAACGCCCACTCTAACCATTCCTCTGGAGAAGGAACAGCATCTAGGGCGCTGTACATACTGTGGATATGGAGTTGGGCAGGTTGCTTAAACTTCTTGCAGTTTTCACACATCGGCTAGATTCTCCTTGCAGTATCATGCATCTGATGAATACTCGCGAAGAGATTCTACCAAATAAAAAACCGAGCTTAATGCCCGGTTTTTGTTAGTAACTTATATCTTTTTAAGCTGTTTGAAACGTAAAATTAAAGTCAATGGAAGTAGTCATCTGATCGCCCGTGTTCAGTGCCGGAACGCATTCAAACGAGTAGATGTTCTGCGCAGCCAAAGCATCCTTAATACCATCGAGATAAGCTTGAAGAAGTATACCCTTTAAACGAAGAGCAGTTGGCTTAAACGTGGTGATAATATTCACTGTAAAGGTGGTTTGACCTTGACTAGCCGCCGTTATCAACCCCTGACTGAGCGTTGCCATGTTCGCCGAAACTAGCGTACCACCATTAGTAAAAGCATCCAACAGTTGGTTTTGGATACCCGTTGTGCTTTCGAAATAATCTTGGCGAAGAGTCATTGTGTTCTCCTACTAATGGTGTCCTAACTATTATATCAAACCGAAGCGTTAGGATTAACCGATCCGTCCTGGATAGCCCTAATTTGATCAAGAAGATACGCTATCTTAGCCTCTTCCATGCGGATAACACTGGTGTAACCAGCATTAAGATCCTTGGTAATCTGCTTTGCAGCATTCAGCTTCTCATCGTTCGCCTGTTCTTCCTTGAGTTCTTTGATCTTCATCTCTGCTTTAACGACCATCTCAGCGGCCTGATCTTCACTCACATCCTTCACGTTTTCCACAAACGACTTAGAAAGAATTGATCTAGCTTTACCCATGGTATACTCCTTTGAAAAATCAACAATGTACGTGTATTTTCTACCCGTTTAACGGAACAGAATAGTCTATCTGATGTTTATCGGGCTTTTTAAAGAAAACATCAGCAGGAATCGGCATGGAACATGCGATCGTTCGTATACCCACCATCAACTTGCAGTAACAGACCGACTGCCCAACCGCATCCACGATATCGTACCGAAACTTGATGGGTTTTCCAGTTTTTTCAGAAATACTGTGGTTAGGAAACCTAATGCCATGACGAAACCATAGGGCTTCTTGTATGAACAACTTATTAGCAGCGGGTTTACCCCACTTCTTTTTTTGATCTTTAGTGGGTACGGATCTACCAGCTACATAAGATTTCCACTGCGAGATGTTGAGAATTTCATAGGGCAATCCCAACTTACGTGCTGTCATATGTATGGCTGCACGGTATGCAGGATTAACGTTGGAACCGGTTGTAAACCGGGAACTAAAGAAGTAGTCCTCAACAACCACCACCTGAACTGCGTAACGTTGGATTAAGGCTTCGATACACTGCGATAAGTTGATCAACCAGTCGCCCATATAGTTAGATGACGTATCAACCTGGATATAACCATATTCAAAGATGTCAGCAACCGATTGCTGCTCATCGACGTTTACGATCGTATACCCGGTTGATTCAGCTGGATCAAGAACTAAGATATTATAGGGGTTTTTCATGCATTAGTTATACTAACGACGAAGGCTCCATTGGCCTCTTGAGCTAAATGAAAGTCCTTCTTTGGCTTGCTTAATCTGCGTCTCTTTAGATTCTTTATTTTGAATCTGCTGAGCGATCGCAACTGGGTTCTTTTTGGATGCAGGAGAAGTACCGACAGTCGCGTTAGGAGAATTGTCAAATGGATTTTTGGGCATACCAGTACCACGAGGTCGACCTACCGCATGCGGTTGATCTAATCGCGGCATCAAACTGGGGGTATTCATCTTAGGCATCAAACTGCCTTTGATAAGTTCTTCTATCTCGCCTAATTTCTTTTCTAAAGGTTCCATACTGACTATCATATCACGCTGCTACTATAGACGTAATACCGACGCGTTTTTCAACCCTCACTACGCGAGAAAACATGGCCCTAGCCTCACTAGAGTGATCAATAACCCAAATTTCTCGATCATGCGACAGCCTGGCAAGTACGTCAATGGCCCGTTCTCGATTAGCATTATCCATGCCATCAAACGGTTCATCTAATATCAATGGGTTAAGGGTAATACCAAACATCTGCATAACGACATCAACAACCGCTAAATCAACAGCCAACGAGATGCAGCGAAGTTCACCACCCGACAAAGAGCCAAGACTGACTTCTCTTCCACCCATGACGATCTTTTCAGAGAACTTGGCCTTTATATCCCCAGTCTTGTTTTCTTTATATGATAATAATTGATATGAGGCATTAGGCCACATTTGACTAATGTAATTTGAGACATGCCCATTTAACTGATCTAAAACCATATCCGCTACATAAGCCTGCACACCAACAGGAGAAAACATCCCGCTAAGAACTTCCATCATAACGCGTTCTTTTACAACAATATCTTTAGCTTGACTAAGTTTATCTAAGTCAATTTGAGTTGCTTGGATCTTATCGCTGATAGACTGTATATCCAACAATTTTTGACGCAAATAAGTTGCTTCTTGCTCGTTCTTTTGCTTCAAAATTCTCAACTCATAGATACGCGCTGTAACCTCATCAAATTTTTGCAACTTTTCAGCTTTTTTAGCGCGTACCTTGATCTCCATCTCGTCCACTTGATGGGATTCAGCTAATTTATCTTCTAACGCGTTAATTTGACAGGCAATATTAGCTGCCTGTTGCTCTAACTCAGCGTTTGCTACATCAATCAACTGATTGTGCGCATGCACATCAGATGCTTTCGTTAAATTCTTGCCTGAGATAGAAATATCTTTAACACAGTATGGACAAGGCGCGATAACCGGATTAGTTTTTGACTGTCGCTGACGAAGAATCATCTCTCGTTCTCGGCGCAACGCAGAAATTTCTTGTCTTATATCATCGAAAACTTTACGCTTTTTAACAATATTAAGCTCAAATGCCTCAGCCTGTGATAAATCCGGCTTAGGAACCAAAGAGAGAGAATTTATCTCGTCAACAATAGTTGCCGTATCGCAGGCCAATAACCGCGTGCGAATCTCTTGAGGGTCAACTAGGGAATCTCGTAAAGTTTGAATCTTAGTTTGCTGGGAAATTATGCCCTGATCAAACTTGATCTCTTTAGCATTCAACTCTTTTAACTGCTTAGTCGCCAGTTCTTTTGCAGTAGAAAACTTATTTAAATTCATCAGCTGCAACAAGAAGTCTTTCTTACCGCTATCATTTAACAAGATAAACTTCTCAGTTTTAAGTTGGGACGCGTATATCGTAAGAAGAAACTGCTGGTAGGTCAAACCTAATTTAGCCTCAAAATCCTCTTGAGATATAGACTCAGGTTGACCATTTTTAGTGATCAAAACACTCGTTGGGCGCGCGCGGTGAACTACCCATATATCAGAACCACATTCTACTGCTACTTCCGAAAATCCAATCTTTGTCCCTTTACGCAGATAATCGGTCGACGTAACATCGCGTGGCATCTTACCATATAACCCAAAGGATAAGGCGTTGAATAACGCAGACTTTCCCGCGCCATTCGCAGTACCATCGTCATAGTTCCAACCGTCTAATAATACAAGTCCTATCTCCCCAAACGAGAGATCGGCATCCTTTATCGACAAAATATTAGAAATCTTTAATGATTTGATCAACATCAGCGTTGACTCGGTGGTTTTATGTTAACGGTAATTTTACCATCATCAGATATAGAAACCCATCCATTTTGGATCATAGTCTCCGCAGAATAGATACCAGACGCAACCAGTCTAGGAACCTCAACCTCCCAAAAGTATTTTTCTTTGCGCGCCTGTAGTACGTTAGGTTGATCTTCGATCCATTTGCTGCCGGAATCCTTGTCGGGTTTCTCATACGTGGTCGAATGCGACGTTTTAGGCATCTGCCGCACCATCACTGAACCACAATCACAGGGTAACTCTAATAGACGAGGCCCAACATAACGCTGTTGGGCCTTACCACAAGTCTTGCATTTAAAACTATATTTAGCCACTTATAACCCTTTGAGGGTTATACCCAATCAAAATGTATCCTTATGTTTAAAGTGTAATCCTCGATGTGTTTTTCTAATCCCCAATAAGCAAGAACTTATATGTTTTTGACATAAACCTAATTCTTTAGCACATAATGCTTGATTATTCCACTCACCTAATAATCTCTCGTCTTGATCATACACCAAAAAAGTTTTTCCACCTAAACTAGCACTAATTTTCGCACGAATCGTAGATGAAAGAATACACCCCTTCCTGCAACTTGACTTTCCAAAAGCATGATTTTTAGAACCAGATTGAGCAATGCTCATTTTTTGCTTAGTAAGTGCACTGTGTTTCCATTGGCGTGTACCACAACCGCCCACAGTAGAATTATAACCTTTTGTAAAAGTACTATATTCTGCTATAAATTGGCGCTCTAAAGAATTTGCCTCCTCTTTAGAATCGCACAACGCTAATTGTATCCACTCAAAAGAATCAAACCCAAACTTTCTAATAGCTTCATGAATTTTATAGTGTGAATTGTGTAATGCGTCCCATTTATGGGCATAAATACGCTTAGTCAATAATCTACGGGTTTGACCTATATATCGTAAATCATTTACTAAATTATGGGCCATATAAATAATAATTTGCATTAAAAACGTAGTCCTAAACCAACCCCTGCACCCATACTGGTCTGATTAGCTTCTACCTGACCACCCACGAATATTGGACCCCATAGATCATAACTACCATGTACATATCCACGTAAAGCCGTGTTAACACCTACTTCTACCCCAAACTTCTTCTCATTAACAGTAGTAATCTTTTCTTCTTCTAGCTTAGCAATAGTCTTTGTTAACTCAGTAATCTTAGTTTCATATTTCTCCCGAGTCTGCGTAATTTCTACATCTTTCTTTTGAGCTACTTCAATCTCTGTGTTCTTGATCTGCTGCTCATAATCTGCCTTGATCTGAGAAATAATAGTCTCAGTTGTTTTATCTTCCGATTCGAGAGTTGTCCATTCTTCTGATGATCCATCAGGATGAGTAACTTTATGTGTCGTTGCTACCTTATGAGATGACATCTCTTTCAACTTAGAACTAAGTTCAGAGACCTGTGACTGGTATGATGACTCCATCGCCGTCATCTTATGGGAAATCTCATCGCGCTCTCTGGCGACGTTGATAGTGATATCTCGCTGCTCTTGAACCTTCTTATCGATGATCTGCTGGTATTCCTGTTGAACACGTTCTTCTATCTTTTTCGTAGGATAAACTATCGTGCACAACAACATGCCAGCCAAAAAAGCAGAACATAGTTGAACCACACGGTTGCCAAAAAACGTTTTCACCTTCACTAAATCAAGTGACTTAATGTAATCCGTGATCTTCGTCATAAGGGTTTTCTCGTCCATACAAACTCCTACTGGTTCGCCGTGCTCATCATATCCTGAAACGCCTGTTTACTTAGTTCCATCTGATTTTCAAGATCCGAGTTGCGCGGAACCACAACAACTCCACCTAAGGTAATCAACAATGACGCGATCGATAAAGCATTGCCGATCGCAACTCTGCAAACTTTAGCGGGTTCAATGATACCCGCCGCAAACGGCTCTACTACAGTGTGTTCATTGGCGTCAAAAACAACTTCTGGTAAACCATCGCCCGTTCCAACGTTCAATAAATGAAAAACTTCATCGGGAAGTTCCCCACAGTTATTCATCAGCTCTTCAAACGGAGAAGAAATAGCTTCCGCTAAGATACTCCACGATGGTTTCTTATCAGGATGAGAAAGGATAGTCTTTACCAAACGTAGATGAACCGTGCATCCGCCAGGAATCACACCCTCTGCGATAGCTGAGCGAACTGCTTCTACTGCGTCCTCAACGCGAGCTTTCTTCTCACGAACCTCAAGATCTGACATACCACCAACCCAGATAGTCGATACTCCACCAGTCAACTTGCCTATCGCTGCCCGTAAGAACGAACGGTCAAACTCTGAAAAAGCAGAATCATGGATAGCCTTTAGCTCCGTAATACGAGCGTCCAACACGTCTGGATCCGGTTCAGCTGAAACAAACGTCTCGTACATGTTAACCTTAAGTTGAGTAAACTCGCCCAGATCATCTTCCTCTAGATCTTGCACTGTACCCGCATCATGAACCTTCGCGCCAGTATAGGCAGCCATATCATGCAAAAACATAGAAGCGCCATTAGGAACACCTGAGCGCGGAGTTTTCACTGGAATTACCATAACTCCACCCTTAACAGATTTCGCTAACTTATCCATCACAGTATCTGAAAACTCATGCGCGATGATCAGGATAGGGGTACCGTCGTATTGACCAGCTTCATCGCAAACACAATCCTGCAAGATAGCCGGAACCTTCAGGTCGTTCAGCGAACCATCGTATAGGAACACAAGACCGTTATCTAGTTTCACTTGTTGATGCGCGCGATCATTGATGAACAGTGGGCCAATCTGCCCGTGTTCTTTTAAACCTGTAGTGACGATATAACCATCTACCGTCTCAACCCGCATCTCGCGACCCTGTCCTTCTTCCAAAAGAACCGTGCCATCATCGCCTGCGGCCATCACAGCATCAACAACAACTTTGGCAATATCTTCATCGCCGTTCGCAGAGATCTTAGCCACATTACGAAGTGAAACTTCATCAGTAACCTGCCTAGCGTTCTTCTGAAGATACGGAATGATCACCTTATCGTAGCAATCTTTAAGTTCTCTGGTCAACCGCTGAGGATTTGACTTTGGATTTTGACTTAGAAAACGTTGACCCGCCTTAACCAAAGAATTAGCTACGATGATAGCAGTCGTAGTTCCATCGCCTGCTTCTTTCGCGGTGTTAATACTAATTTCTTTCGCAGCTTCGATGATAGTATTAGCTTCTGCTTCAGCAAGGCCGAGAGATTTGACCACGGTTGCTCCATCTTTTGATACAAGAGGACTCATTCCATCGCGCTCAATTAAAATGCAGCGTCCAGAAGGACCTAATGTTGCTCCAACTATAGTAGCCATCTTGTCAAGGGTGTCTACCACGAGCTTGTTGAGCTTCTCTTTATCAGAGAGGATATTCTTCGCTTTGGACTTGACGTATAACACTATTCATTTTCCTTATTCTTTAAGGATTGAGATATGAAGGACTCTAAGTTATCTTTTTCCCAGTAAGGGATTCTAACTAGAGTAATACCCGCACTTTTACAAAGTTGATCCTTTAATTGATCATTCCGTCGTATTGTCTCTAGAGAACCATGACGCCTAATCTGCTCTTCGGTCAAATCTTGGGTAGATCTATCTTCATAGTGAAGACGGCCGTCATATTCAAAAGCTAACTTAAGTTCTTCGCAATATCCATCCAACTCTAGATTTCTACCAGTATCAGGGTTTTTAAGACAATCAGGGCGCACTGAAAGAAAAGGTTTATTCAGAATGGATTCAAAGATAGTCCTAACTTTTTGCTCAGTAGCATTTTTCGAACATTCGGGACACCAGGTACCTGCACTCATGATGCTATTAGCAGTCGCATTCCACACATGCCCCTTATCACACTGCCATGTCATCTTGGTTTGACTATTATTATAGTTAGTAGATAAGCATAACCCATTGGGGTGTTCTCTAACTAAAAATGCACAAATTGTTTCTAAGTTAAATTGTTTTCCAATTTTAGTAAATGTGTTTTTTACCTTATCGTGCTGACACAACACGCATCGGCTATTTCTAGTTTTAATATTCTTAAAATTAGTCTGAAACTCCATATTATGGAGCAAACACAACCACCTACAAGAGGTTTGTTGTGTTTGCGGCGATTCTAAACACTTAATATGGTTAGATGCACAGTATTTATTTATCTGATCTACGCTTTTGTTCTTCATTTATAATTTTTTCATACTTTTTCATTCGTTTAATGTCAGTCTCAAATCCACAAAAACTATGCCCCAATTTGAGACAAACCTTAAGTGAAGCAGATGTCCCCATAAAACAATCTAGTACAAGTGAACCAGGAAGGCAGTCCGTCATGCCGATCAGCAGCTCTGCCAGGTCCACAGGATAAGCTTCGTCTAGGGAACCGACCTCTACCTTCCAGAGGTTTCCGGGGCAAGATACTTCCTCAGGAGTGTTGAGGTATCGCCGGATAGGGTATCGGTCGAGCTTCCACACGGTACCGTTGCAAAAATACAGAACATACTCATGTGAGTTGACTAAATTTATCTCACTGCGTTTTCCAGGCAACCATGACTTCTCGATGATGATGTTGTCTACGTGGGTGAAACCACCCTTAACCATAGCGTCAGCAATCTCAAACGGTCTTGCCTTAGCCTCTTGGGGTGCGTAACAGATAAGAAAAGCGATACCGTTGGTCGCCATGTGGGTTTTAAGTTTAACCGCCAGATTTGAAATCATCTCCGATGAGTATCCATCCCGCTTGCGGATAGGTACTCTAAAAACAGCAATCTCAATGCCTTGCGGCCAAATCGCGTCTTTATCAAAGCACGACATGTTGTGTACTCGAACATTGGTCGAGAATAAGTTGGAAACGTCGTTAACCATTTGTTATTGCACGCTCTAGTTGTTCGTTAAATTCTGCATCATATTTCGCTCGCGCAGTTCGTTCAAGCATTGTACTAAACTTATCTATATCCGGACACCAGAACGTGATCACGATCATCCGATGCAGATCCTGTGGACAATCATATATCTGCACTTCCTTGACAAAGTTTTGCAGTGGAAATGCAGTTGAGGGAAATACGATGTCGGCGGCAACTGCAACCAATGAAGATATCGGCGATGCACGCATCATTTTTGAAGCTAGCGGTTCAAACTTCGTGTATAGATCATATTGACTTAATGCAAAATGAGCATGCAGCACCGTATAGCCGCGATTATCCATTTCTATATCTAGTTTATGCAGCGGCAATATCGCAGCAGCCACCAACTGATTATGGATATCAACAAAAGAAGTCATCTATACCCCCGATGAACCAAATCCGCCTGCACCTCTGCTTGTATCTGCATCTACTGACTCTACTTGCTTAACATAATATACGGTTGAAAACGGGAACGGAATGAACTGCGCGATCTTCATCCCCTTCTTGATCATGATCTTTGCTTGATTAGTGTCTAACAAGTTACCGTCCGAATCTCGCGTACGCAAGTTAGACATCACTGCGTGCACCACACCGCGGTATCCAGAATCGATCACACCCGCATATACCAATAAACCCTTTATGCCAAGTCCAGACTTAGTCTCGATCGAAACGTAAGCAGCTGCGGGAATCTTCATCTTGATGTTAAGCGGATGCTTCACAACCTGTCCCGGCCACACCGTAAAATCTGAAGTTGCGAATACGTCAAACCCCGCATCTTCAGCGTGCGCTTTTACTGGCAACACACCATCTGGCAAAACTTCCACTTGAATCTCGTACATCTGTGACTTTAGATCTTGAATCTTACTGGCGATATCCTCGTTCATGGGTGTTCCTCCTACATGTTCAGATTATACGAACACTAAAATAATCACGGCGTCAAAAATGTAACTGCAAAAAATGGCATCTCGCGGGTACAATAAATTTGTCAACACCTAGCAATACAAATCTTAACTATACCTATACAGTAACTGTACATATTTACCCGTCGCGCTTCGCGCGATGACGAAAAAGGCCCTTTCGGGCCTTTTTCGGTATGGTGAAGTAGTTGTAAGTGTATCAGGATAAAGTTACATGGGAGGAACTTCATCTTCACCTACTGCAATTTCGGGATACCGTTTTTGTGAACACTCATCGCAAAGACAGGTGATCCACCCGCCGTTGCGGCATTTCCCTGGTTTTCCACAGGTTTCGCAGATCTCTCCCGACTTATCTTCGGCTTCTTGGATCAGCTTGTACATCTCGTCTGTTGCTGATGTCATGTAGAAGCGCAGTGTGCCGAACTTCTCTTTCACCTGCATAGCGCGCGGGTAGTATTCTGCCTCTTCTTTGGTCGCGGTCTCCAGGTACATTTTAATAAGCGGTTCTAACTTAGAACTTAGGTCATAGATAAGTTGATACCAGCCGTCGTTGCAGTCAAAACCCCACACCATGCAAGTGTTTTGCATGTTGCCGTTGCGGTCGCCGTAAAGAAGCGGGAAGTCAGCGCACAGTTTCTTGTCTAACTTAGGATGCATGTCTCACCTCAACTTTAAATCTTTCTCCATATCTTCTTGGGTATATAACGTGTCCAACATCTCGTCGATTATGTTGGTCATCGCGCACTTAGCATTGCTGTCTAAGTTCTGAAACTTCGTGTTGAGCCAACGAAGTTGACCGACCGACCACATGTTGTTATCGCACCCGTACGTATTTTGATCGATATAGGGTGCGAACGGTACGTTGTATATTGTAGTGTGTAATTTGGTGCGTAACTCTTCTAACTTAACCTTTGAGATCAACATTCTATCACCTTCACTTTGTCTGTAAGTTCTTGGTAATACTCTACCCGTTGGTAAGCGTGTCGCTTGAGCATATCGCTGCCCATCGGCACGTAGTCCAAGATGATAACCGTTTCTTTCCCATCTATCTTCCTGAGACCGCGACCGATCGCCTGTAAGACGGCACCTTTACTAGCTACGAAGTTAGCGATAACTAGAACCTCGACTGGACGAGTATCAACCCCTTCGCCGACCTTACCATCCGTTGCTACTAGCCCCATTATCTTCTTGTCGTTGAACGCGTCGATGTAGGATTGTGAGTTCTTATCTTCGCCGGTGGCGAACGCGATGTTCAAGTTAGTAGCCAGTTCTTGGCCGTGAGCAACTTCATCGACCAAGATAAGGGTTCGTTTGCCGGATTGGATGAACTTGCGGATATCAGACTCTATCTGGGTTTTCATCTCGGCAGAATTCAAAACGTGCGCTTTGTAATTTTTTAACTTGTCATCTTTGTAGTTCTTACCAAGAGTCAGTACTTCTCTTACCAAGAAGTAGGGTTTTGCCAACCACCCGTGTTCGATACCCCACTTGGCATCACGGCGAATTAAAGTTGGTCCGCAGCCAGCAGTTATCAGCAGATCTTTCCCGTCGTTTCGGAAATCTGTTGCTGTTAGGCCAAACACGCGTCCTACGGTGCCTAGTTCATTCGCTATCGTGAAGAACGTATCAGCAGCGATGTGGTGCACCTCATCGAACAGAAGGAAACCTAGATCGGCCTTCTTAAATTCAGCGATATGGTTCATCACAGATGGTGCGATGCCGACCGTTAGATCTTTTATAGAATGACGACCATCGCCGAAAAACCCAACGCGGTGCTTACCGAACGATTTGACTAGTATCCCATAGAACTGCTCTGCTATCGACTTATTGGGGCACACTATGAGCGTGTTGCGGCCGATAGAGCGTATCGCGTACGTTGCGGTCAACGTCTTGCCTAAACCAGTAGCGAAGTTAATAAGACCTCGCCAGTTGTCCACCATCAAAGTATGAGCTTCATCCTGGTAGTCGCGCATCGTGTTGGGTTTTTCAGCCCACGGAAGTGCGATCTTTGTACCAGTTTCATATCGTTGATCGTTTATCGAGAAACCAGATAATATATCTGGAAATGATCCCGAGAGTCCCGATGGGAAACTGAGGGTTCCATTCGGATTCTCGGACAACAAGCATTGGTGGATTTCAGTCTTTAATTTGGCTGCCTGCGGCGAATTTTTACCCCATACACTCTTGCTCAAGCGTTTGAGCTGGTACTGTTTAGATTTGTCGACGAAGGATAATTCTTTACGAAGAGCATCACGTAGATTTTCATCAACGTTAGCTAGGATCGTGGTATCGTTATGTATCGTGATATTCATCACGTTGATTATACCGAGGATAACGGATGTATCGTATAATCTGTTTGTGGGATCATAAATGGATTTAGTGGGTTAGACTATTATTTAGGAGTACGTATGACTAGTTACGCAGGTAAACTCAAGACGCAACTTTACTGGTGGCTTTCAAAGCATCGACCATTTTTCATCAATGATGACTACAAGATAGAGTTACTGTATATCGACACGGAACATCTTTCGGCTAAATTGTTGATCACCAACTTAAAGACTGGCGAGAAGCAAGAACAATCGTCTGACGATACTTGTGTACAGTACAATAACTGTGATCCACAGTGTTCAGACGCCGATCCACTTTTGTAAGCGGTGATTTTATGGATGGTTCTAAGCGTGCGCGACAGCTATTTGATCGCTGGAAAACAACCCTAGCGAAGAAATCGTCTAGTGAACGTGAGACAAAGAAAGCGCAGATCAACTTTGATGAACTGTTCTATGAACTATCGATAAATCAAGTTGATTTTGAAGCTGCAGAAGAAATCCTACCAGATGCTATAGCTGCACACATGCCTTCCCATATGTTGATCGAGAAGATCTGGCACACTCAGAAAACACTTTTAATCGGGCTCAACAAGAAAGATTGGATTGACGGTTGGCGTGATAGGATCGAAGAATCTGCGAAGGCAGCGTTCTACACCTGGTACAAGATACCGGGCGAAGAAGAACCAACGCAAGCTGGTACCGGCAACATGTCTCCGCAGGAATACGCCATGCAGCGACGCTACGCAGACTCTTTCCCCACGATGTCGCAGGCAGAACTCGATGAGATAGATCAGCGCCGACGCAAGTTTATGGAAGAGTTTCAGGATGACCTCATTTTTGACGAGCAAAGGCCTTTAGATGACAAAGATCCCCGATAATTGGCAGCAGTCCTTGATGAAGGATCCACGATCTAATAGTGATCCATGCGATCTATCTATCGATCTGGATGAAATCAACGCTTTTGGTAATCCAGAATCAATCCGACGGATGTTTGGTAACATCGCCGCTTATAATAAGATGATGAAAGAGCGCATAACGTTCATCAATGAAGCGCTGACAAAAGCTATTCCGTTTACGCGGGAAAACTTATACTTAATAACTGCATATACCGGTTCTGGTAAGACTACGATCGCTGCCAATATATCGTACCCACTTTGGAAACAGGGAAAGAAATCTCTCGTTCTGTCTAACGAAGAGTCTGAACATGATATCTTGTTTAGGATAGCCTGTATTGAACTTGGTCTAAATTTCAATGATTATAAAAAGGGATTGATGTCATTCGAAGACCAACAATATGCAAAAATGTTGTTTCCTGAAATTAGTAGATATATTAAAGTGATAGATGTTAACTATAATAACGGTATAACGACGAAATTAGAAGGTATACAAAACGCTTTGATGTCCGTTCAAAACAAGAATTTCAGTTGCGCGATGATCGATTATTATCAGTTGATCAAGTATTCGGCCTATAACAAGAACGCGAAACCATACGATGTTCTTAACGATCTACGTATTTGGATGGGACGATACATCAAGAATAGTAATATCCCAATTGTGCTATTTGCTCAATTGCACTCTCAAAGTAAGCGTCAAGGTAAAGATCTAGACAATAAGATCAAGGATTGTCCTGCAGTGATGGAACCCGCTACGGTTATCTTAGAGGCGATACCGAATTTTGAGAAGAAGACGACTGACTTTTTGATTGTTAAAGATCGATTTGGTTTGCAAGGGCGATCTATTAAATGCG